TCGTATGGAAAGAAAAAAGGCAGACCACCTAAAAAAATGATGGGTGGTGGCATGACTGGTATGCCTAAAATGATGTCTCACGGAGGCAAAGTAGTACAAGCTGAGAGAAAAGCATTAGGCGGAGCTATGTCAGTTGGTTCTGAGGTTGCAAAAAAAATTAAATAATTACGATGGCGACATCCAGCAGTAAAGACTTCCAACCTGACGTAGCTGAATACATAGAAGAGGCTTACGAGCGTTGTGGCATAGAATTACGCACTGGTTACGATCTTAAAAGTGCTTCAAGAAGTCTTAATATTATGTTGGCTGAATGGGCTAACAGAGGCTTAAACCAGTGGACTATTGCAGAAAAGACTGTACCTATGGTTGCTTCAACCACAACATACAATGTTGACAGTACAAACGCTACAGCTCCTATAGACGTTTTAGATGTCTTTGTAAGAGAAACCAATGGCACTGAAACAACCGACATACCTATGTCTCGTTTGAGCAGAGCTGAGTACGCACACATCACCAAGAAAAGCACGACAGGCAAACCAAACCAATTTTTTGTTAACAAACAATTAACACCTACTATATCTGTTTATCCAACACCAGACGTGTCTAGTAAGTACACGATTCACATGAACGTGTTGACAAGAATGGACGATGTGGATTCGGCTACCAACGACATAGAAGTACCTTTTAGGTTTTATCCTTGCTTAACCGCTGGACTTGCTTATTACATATCCATGAAGAAAGCACCACAGCTTACAGGACAATTAAAGGCTATCTACGAAGAAGAATTTGATAGAGCTATGTCTACGGACGAAGACAGATCATCTTTCAGAGTATCGCCTAATTTAAGAAGTTACAACAACGCATAATGGCTTTTGCATCGAACAAAAACGCTTACGGTATATGTGACATATCTGGTTTTAGGTACAAACGTAAAGACATGAAAAAGACCTGGGATGGTCTGATAGTAGGTCCTGATCAATGGGATTCCAAACACCCACAGTTGCAACCTAGTGCAGCTCCATCAGAACCAGAAGCTATCAAAGACGCAAGGCCTGACACAACAGAAGACTTTAATTTTTTTAGTGTTTATACTAACGTAGGCTTGGGTAAACTTGGAAAGGAATTGCCTACATTTGAACTAACAGCAACTTTGGGAACGGTTATAATAGAAATATGAGCTTCACTTTATCAACATTAAAAACAGCAGTACAAGACTACTTGCAAGTAAATGAAACTACATTTACCACACAACTGCCTACGTTTATCAAAGAAGCAGAGAATCGTATTTTTAATATGGTTCAACTGTCTAACCAACGAAAGAACGTACTAGCTACCCTTACTATCGACAACAGATTCTTAGCTACACCTACAGATTTTTACGCTCCTTTCAGTCTTGCTGTAGTGAAAAGCAATACTCACACTTACTTAGATTTTAAACACCCTTCTTTTATAAAAGAATATTCGCCCAGTTCAGCAACCACCGGGCAACCTAAATATTATTCATTGTTTGACGACACTTCGTTTGAACTTGCTCCGATTCCTGATGAAGCATATACTATTGAATTACATTATTTGTATAAACCAGCCTCGTTAACGAGTGGTAGTGACAGCGGTACAACAGCGTTAAGTTCTGATTATCCAGATGCTTTGCTTTACGGTACTTTGGTTGAAGGAGCAATCTTTCTGAAAGAACCCCCCGATGTCATTGGTCAATTTGAGGCTAGATTTAAGGAGGCAGTAGGAAGGATGAAAAATCTATCAGAAGGTCGTGGCACACGAGATGAATATAGATACGATCAGTTTCGCACTGGCGTATCGTAGTGCCCCCCATAAAATCATTAAAGGGCAAGAAAATTGCTCTGATAGGTCTAGGCGTATCACAAGTTGATTTTGCTATAGGTTTAGAAAATGGCAGAACTTGGGACGAAGTTTGGACCATTAATTCAGCAGCTGCTGTTTACCAGACAGACAGGATGTTTATGTTAGACCCGGCTAGTCGTTTTTTTGATAGTAATGATGCTGGTAAACAAACCAGTGTTCTGACCAGAATACTGCCAGATGCCAAATACCCTGTTTACACCTGTGAGTTGGATAAAAGAGTGCCTTCTGCTGAGGTCTATCCAATCGAAGAGGTTTGTAACGCTACAGGCTGTGCTTATCTTAATAACACAGTGGCTTATGCCATAGCGTTTGCTTTGTGGAATGAAGTGGCTTCTATTGACTTGTATGGCATAGATTTTTCTTACAAAGAAAACATGCACTTTGCAGAAGCAGGTAGAGCTTGTGTGGAGTTTTGGATTTGTAAGTGCATGGATGCAGACATAACGGTAGGCATTAGCTCACGATCCACAGTATTGGATTCAAACGTAGTAGCAACCGACAGGCTGTATGGTTTTCACAGACTGGACAAACCATTAGTGGCTGTGCCACACGAAGGCAAATGGATCATAGGAGCTTACGAAGACATTGATGAAAAACTAAAAGAACACGGTTTAATATTAGACAGAGATGAGGAGCCACCAGAGCCATACAAAGGATGACCGATAGCTTCATACAGTTAGGGCAAGTAAGTGTACACACCACTGAAAACAAAGGACACGACCCTGAGTTTTGGGCGGAACAAGCTACTAAGAAAATATGTGAAATTTCTATGGATGCACCAGAGCATGTTAAACAACAAGCTATAGCTTTTCAAAATCAAGTTTATACTGTAATCTTACATAGTATAAAGAACGCAATAAATTCTAAGAATGTGACGTATGTGAATTTATTAAGGCAACAAGGGCATGGAGACATGGCTAATATAATAAAGGAGCTTTAAGAAATGGCAATAACATCAGCAATAGCAACAAGTTTTAAACAAGAAATACTTGTAGAAGGTCACAATTTAACCAACGGAGCCGACTCGATTAAGTTAGCTTTATACACATCATCGGCAACGATGGGAGCTGGTACTACTGCGTATTCTACTGCACAAGAAGTCACTGGTACTAACTATACTGCTGCTGGTGCAGCTTTAACAAATGTAACTCCGACAACATCAGGTACCACGGCAATAGTAGACTTTGCTGATTTAACCTTTGGTACGGCTACTGTGACTGCTAGGGGTTGTTTAATATACAACTCGACAAATTCAAACAAGGCTTTGGCTGCTATTGATTTTGGAGGAGACAAAACAAGCACCGCTGGAGACTTTACAGTCGTTTTTCCAGCAGCCAGTGCTACTGCTGCCATTATAAGAATAGCTTAAATTAATTTTAGTAATGGTAGAGCTTAGAAATGCCACTCACAAAATTTAGTTTTAAACCGGGCATAAACAAGGAAGAAACCGATTATTCCAATGAGAATGGTTGGGTAGACGGCAATTTAATACGTTTTAGAAAAGGTAATGTAGAAAAAATTGGCGGTTGGGCAAAAAGAAGTACAAACATTTTTTTTGACACAGCGCGAGCATTACACAGTTGGATTTCTTTAGGTGGTTCGCGTTATTTAGGTCTAGGCACAACTTCTAAATATTACATAGACAACGGTGGTAGTTACAACGACATTACTCCTATAAGAGCAACCACAACAAACGGCATAGTTTTTTCAGCCACCAATGGCTCATCATTAATAACAGCAACAGACTCAAGCCATGGAGCAGTCGTGGGTGATTGGGTAACATTGGCCGGTGCTGTGTCACTGGGAGGTTTAGTAACAGCCGCTGTATTAAACCAAGAATATCAAATCAATGGCGTTGCATCTGCAAATGCGTTTACTTTTACGGCTAAAGACACAGCTGGTGATACGGTTACAGCCAATAGCAGTGATAGTGGCAACGGTGGATCAGCAGCAGATGCTGTTTATCAGATTAATTCTGGACTGGACGTTTATGTACAAGCAGCTGGTTGGAGTTCTGGAACTTGGGGTGCAAGCACTTACGGATCAACAAGCGCATTATCAGCCAACGGTCAGTTAAGATTGTGGACACACGACAATTTTGGTGAAAATTTAATCATCAATCCAAGGGGTGGAAGTATTTACAGGTGGGTTGAAAACAATGGTTTATCCACCAGAGCCGTTAGTTTGTCAGGTACATCTGGTGCTAATTTAGTGCCAACTCTTGGCTTACAAGTCATAACATCAGAAACAGACAGGCATCTTATAGTGTTAGGAGCTGATCCTATATCTGGTAGTGCCAGAACTGGTGCCGTAGACCCAATGCTTATAGCTTTTAGTGATTCAGAAAATGAATTGGAGTTTGAACCACTGTCCACTAATTCAGCTGGTTCTTTACGCCTATCAAGCGGTTCTTTAATTGTGGGTGGTCTAAAATCAAGACAAGAAGTATTAATTTGGACTGATACAAGTTTGTACAGCATGACGTTTATAGGACCTCCATTAATATTTGCTGTCAATTTAATAAACGAAGGTGCTGGATTGATAGGACCTAAAGCCACAGTAAACGCACCCAACGGTGTTTATTTCATGTCAAAAAGCGGTTTTTACTTTTACAACGGCTCTGTACAAAAGCTGCCTTGTTCGGTACAAGATTATGTTTTTTCAGACTTAAATTTATCACAAGCCTACAAATGTCACCTTGCTCTAAACAGTGAGTTTTCTGAAGTTTGGTTCTTTTATCCTTCTCTTGAAGACGACACCAACGAAATATCACGTTACGTTATATACAACTACGAAGAACAATCTTGGTCGATTGGATCGTTGGTTAGATATGCTTGGTTGGATGCTGGCATTGAAAACAAACCAATCGCTTCTGGCACAAGTTCTTCCACAAGCTATCTCTACACACACGAAAGCGGTTTTAATAATGATCTGATTGCAATGGATGGTGTTTTTATAGAGTCAGCGGACATAGACATAGCGGATGGTGAAAACTTTGCTTTTGTCAAAAAAGTCATACCAGACGTTCTATTTGCAACACAAACAGGCACTTCGCCTTCACCAACAATGAACATAGTTGTTAAAAGCAGAGACTTTAATGGCGATTCTTTAACAACAAACTCAACCACACAGGTTACAAGCACTTCTACTTTTTCTAGCTTGAGAGCCAGAAGCAGACAGTTGGTGCTAAGATTTGAGTCAGACGATGACAATGAGAATGATAGAAAAGACTACAAGTGGAGATTGGGAGCAACTCGTTTAGACGTACAACCTTCAGGTAGAAGATAATGGGTAAGTTACTAGAAACCAGATTGCCCATAGCACAAGGCGAAATGGTGTCTATAGACACTTTTAATCGTTTAGTTCGCATCATGGAATTAAACTTAGACAAGTTCGATACCACAGCCACCCCTCAATACACAGACGCAAAGCGTAATGCTGCTTCTTTTTCTGCTGGTGACGTTATCTGGAACACCACAACGGAAGAGTTACAAGTTTATGATGGCGATGAGTGGGCAAATCTATCGGTAGGTCCTCAATTTGGCTTAGAAGTTAAGGCTTCAATAGGAGCTGTTACAGTAACCCTTGATGGCAATGTAACGGTAAATATAACAGGTCCAACCTATGGTTGGGATAAGGAACAATGGTACACATGACATTACTGAAGTTGGTGCTACAATAAGCACAGACTCGGTTAAGATATAAAAAGGTAAGATTATGGCAAGATTAGAAGACACACTTAAAAAAATATACGGTTTGCCAGAGAGTGGTGCTGCACAACAGTATGCTGGTCGAGCTGACAGAATGATTAATTCTAATGAAAGAATGAACCAACTGGCCGATTCAGGATTTGACTCAACAAATATGCGAGATGAATTTATTGAAAATGCACCTTTGTTGCCAGACTTTGCACGAAGAATGATGCAATCATCTGAGTACAAACTCAATGATGCTAATAAAAGAAACTTTATGACAGCTATGTTAAGAAAGGAAACGGGTGCCGTCATAAATGATTCTGAAATGGAATGGATGGACCAAACGTATTTTCCACAATTTGGTGACGGGCCAGAAGTTATAGAACAAAAAAGACAGGCTAGAGAACAAGCTATACAGCAAATGCAACAAGAAGTTACACCAGAGAGTGCTGGTTATATGAAGATGGGTTCAGCTATGCCAGAAACAGGTGCTGTAGAAAGAACCATGTCACCAGAAGAGCTTAACGATGCCATCAACGCTTTGATGATGCAAAAACAAGGCACCAACGACCCAGAAGAAATTTTAGAAATAGATAAAACCATTGATGAAACTATTGTAAGAGGAAATGCCCCTTACAACGATTTAATGAACCAACTGGCACTGACCGGTGGTGAAGACGACATAATGGCCCACGTTAGAACGGGTGATATAAATTTATCAAAGGAGATGGTGACACCAGAAATAGAATCTCTTATTGAAGAACAAGCACGAAAAGCTGGCATTGAGCCAGAAACAATGGTTTACGGTAATGGCATTGCAAGCCTAAGAAACCAAATGACTGGGTTAGAACAACACGGTTGGTTCAAGAAAACGGCAAAATCAATTAAAAAGAGTGGCAGAACAATCGCACAAATAGCTGCGGTAGTACCGGGTCCTTGGCAAATACCAGCCACTATGGCTGTAAAAGGTTACACGGCTTATGACGTGGCCAAAGGCAACATCAGCCCAATACAAGCAGCAGCTCAATGGGCGGGTGCTAACAAAGCAGCGGCTGGAGCTAGAGCAAGTGTAGCCGCTGGTACGCAACC